CTCTACGATGTCGATGGCTCTGTTGTACTTCTTGCACATAGAGTCGCCGCATGAGTTGTCGAGATATGTGACGTCGTTGATGAAGTCGTATGGCTTGGGTTCGATAGTTGCAGTGAAAGTTTTTATCATAAGTAGAGTCCGAGTGTTTCTAAGTTCTTCTTGATCAACGGGAATACTTGCAGAGCTGGCCAGTCTTTAGCGCAGCGTCCCTGTAGGTTAGACATGACATATACTCTCGATACGACAGGCTTTCTGATTGTCACCAGATCATCGTTCTTGTTCTGCTGTTGAGCGTGAGCCATTATCTCGACCTTGTATCTGCTCAAGATGTTCTCTGCGTTCTTGTAGATCAATGCGATGTATTTATTCTTGGAGTCGTCAGAGCAGCAAGAGATGAAGCTGTCCACGTCGCGTGAGCTCAGAACCATGCTCTTGAAAGTCTTCCAGTCATTGCTGATCTGGTCGATTAGAGACTCTGGAACTTGAATTTTCTTCTCTTCTACCCAGCTGTCAATGTTCTCTCGATTCCACAGTGTCTTCTGGAAGATCACTTCCTTCATGCCCAGAATCTCAGCTCTCATCTCGTTTGAGAAAGTTCTGAAGTCTGTCCATGTGACGGTGTCTTTCGACTGGATGACATGATCGAGATAGTTGTCGTTAGTCTTCTTTAGACCCTCTATCTGAATCACGCAGTCGAATGAAGTCGTCGGATTGTTGATGCTGTCGAAGAGGACTTTTCCGTTCAGAGTTCCGCTGATCTCCGGCTCACGATTGATAGTGTTTATCGTCGTGATGAGATTCTCGTACTTGCACAGCACGTATGACTGAATAGTCTTGTTGTCTAAGCAACTGCCGAGAAGCTCCTTCGTCAGAGGGAGCGTAGTCGCTTTGAGATCGTAAATGTATCTACTGTCTAGCATGTCTTAGTATTTATACCTTCTTCGTGTATTCCAGCACTCCAGAGCACGGACAGAAAGTAGTCTCGCAGAAGTAGATGCGCTTGTTGACCCAGAACAGATCGACTCTGACGAACTTGAAAAGCTTAGCGATCTTCTTCACTACTGGAGTCATAGCCTTCACTGCTTCCATCTGCTGTGCGTTCAAGCCTCTCTGCAATGGAGCGCTTCCGATGTACCAAGGACTGTCATTGCCGTCTTTGTCTGTGAAAGCGATGTGCTCGACGATGACCTTGCTGACTTTCTTCTGGAGCTCGATGGCGAGAATCTCTCCGTCTTCGCACCAGAACTGGTAGTCTATCGGATTCTCGGTGAAGAGCGCTGGCTGAAGGATGATTCCTGGAACTATCGTCTCGTAGTGCCACTCATATCCAGCGATGTAAGCGTAGTTAGTGTCGAGCCACTTCTGTATCTTCTTCGTGAGGAAATCGTAATTTACTGGCTCTCCAGCTTTGAATCTAATGTTGTAGCCAGAGGCGTGATTGCACTTCAGAATCGAGTCAGATCTCGATCCGAGCCATATAGCATGGTGTATTTCGTCCGTAGAGGGCTTGTAGCGCTCGTAAAGCACTGGGATCCGTATGTTCTCAAGGCCGAGATCATATAGCTCCTTATACACGGCTATTTTGTCTGCCCACGTGATCTTTCTCGGATTCACATCCCAGAACTTGTAGTAGTTGATCCAGTCAACGAGAGTCTTCGGATTGTAGACATCAACTCCCTCCATGTTCTGATGGATCCAGCGGATGCCCTGGCTGATCTTGTCTCTAGCGAATCTGATCGTCTCGTAGTCGACTGGATCTTTGTCGTCCAAGAGGTCGTAGTTGTGGGTCTCTAAGAAAGCTTCTCTTCTCTTCGTCGTCTCGTTCTCTTGGATCGGCTGATACTCGTCGTGAAGCTTTCCGTCTTTTCTCTGAACGAAGTCTATGAGATCGTGGAAAGCGTCTGCCATGCTAGAGTCGAAAATCTCATATCTGCCATAGAAGGAATTCTCTTCCACTTTAGCAGAGTACCAAGGAACTACGCATGCGCACGATCCTCTCTTGATCTTCTCGTCCCAGTCCCAGCGGCTCTTGAGATGATAGTGGTATAGACGAATGTTGCTGTTGTAGTCGATCTGAGCGAAAGATGTGTTTCCTATCGGGAAGTAGAGTCCCTTAGAAGCGCCGATCTTCTTGTCGAACCAGCATGTGAAGACAGCTGCATTTCTCTTGCCGTTGACGAACGGAACGTGAGCAGCCATGTCGATGTCTCTCTGGACTCTCCAGTCATACTGAGCGTGCACGTATCTGACGAAGCACTTCACTGTAGCGCTAATGTCTGGTCTGTGATAGCAGTGAGAGTAAGGGAGAGGAACAGAAGTGTCTCTGTCAGCCTCCAGCTCCTTAGTGGACATGTTGATGTGTGGAAGAACGAGAGTGTCATACTCTCTGAATCCAGCGTCGAGAACTTTGCACAGGTCAATGTCGTGTCCGTCAGCGTTAGGGTCGTTCATGTAGATGAACTCATCATCGTCAATGAAGCATACGGCGTCATTCTCGTTGAAGAGCTTTCCATACTTGTCCATCATTATGTCGGCATAGAGAACTTTCTGATTCGGAAAGCCAGCGATTCTGAAATATCTGTCCTTCGGGATGAGATCCGCGATGTTCACCAGTGAGTCGTTGTCAAATACGAAGATCTCTGCTTTTGGAAATCGCTTCTTGTGATAGTCATACCAGTACTTGAAGTCATGGATGTCGTAACATTTTGTCAACAATACGAAGTTTAGAGTCATTGCAAATGCTCCTTTCAATTTAAGTTAAATTATAGAAAATTTTAGATGAAGTCAGTTCTGTCTAGCCAAGAACGCTTCATGAAGTCCATGAATCCCATAGAGTGAGATTGACCGTCTCCAGTCTTAAACTTCACTTCAGTAGCGTTGAAAGATTCTACTGTGACCTTCTTGGGACAGCAAGCCTTCTCGCTAGCTAAGTAGCACTTGAGTCCAGCTTTGAGTGTGAACCCGTACTTCTTGAAAGCTCCCTCGCATACTGGACAACTCATTGCAATATCCTGTCTAGCTCTTGATTCACTCTCATCACCGTAGCTCTCTTCGATAGAGTGTCTATGTTGCCGAGTGCGTTCTGAATTCTGTAGTTAGAGTCCATCGATCTGACCCAAGACATCTTAGAGAGCTTGTTCAGATGCGGTCTGAGCCACGTTCTGAGCTTTCCGATGAACAAGTCGAGGTTAGAGATGCAGTCTTCCTCTTCTTTGTTCTTCGGCTCTCTGAGAAGATTGCCGTCTTTGTCGATCAGACCCTTCTTGTAAGCAAGTGTAGAAGTCGGCGCTGTCATCAGATTCTTGAGGAAGATGTAGACTAGAATGTTGTCGACAGATCTCAAGTGCGTAGACATAGAGATCTTCTTGTTGGTAGCCTTGAGACTCTTGTAAGTCTCAGTAGCCTCAGATAGAATGTCGTTCGCTTCAAGCGCTGCGAGAGCAATCTCGCAGTTAGTGTTAAGTCTCTTGAAGAAAGACTTGTTGGATCCGCTAGTAGCCTCTTCGAGTCTACTGAGACAGATCCTGACATTGTCTCGTTCTACAACATTCTCCATACCGGTTTGTCTCCATGCTCTTTCATCTGCTTCTTCACCTTGTCTCTGACTTCTGGATCTAGCTCATCCCAGAACGCTCTGTCAGAGTTCACTTCGGAATAAGCCATACGCTCAAGAGCAACCTTGTACAGGTTCTTGTGAGCCTGCACAAAAGGTTGATTCTGAAGATCTTCTAGCGATATGGCCATTCTTACTCTTGTGTTTTCTTCTTTCTCGGTTTTCTAGGAGCAGCTGGAACTTCGATAGGAGTCTCGTCCTTGACTTCGATCTCTCCGCCCATGAGCTCATCTCCACCATCATCTTGCCCAGGCTGATAGTCGTAGTTAGTGCCAGCCAAGAGATCAACCTTGCCTGCGCCACCAGCTCCGACGTAGTCTCCGATGCCGTGATATGTGCTAGTTGGAGATGTTACGAGCTGCTCAACTGAAGCTACTTGCGCTGGAGCTTCTACTGCCTGTTGAACGACTGGTGAGAGATTCTCCATCGGCTCCATCTGAGATCCAGCCTCTTCGTTTCCGACTTCTACCATCTCGTCGCCTTCGATAGCTTCTGCCATCTGCGGCTGAGGTGCGAAATCGACCTTCTGAGCCTGATTCCTTTTAGCCATGATCTGGTCAACCGGAATGTTGCTGTGGATCTGGACTTCGTGAATCTCGGTCGGAGGAATGATGTCGTTGAGAACCTTGTTGATGATCTCAGTGTTGAAGACTCCGGGTGCGGGAGGCTGAGTGCTTCTCATCGGCGCTGGTCCAGTTACACGGACAGGCTTCTTGAAGTTGTCTGGTCTCTGCGGCGCTACTGATGCTTGAGAACGTGGTGCCGGCTGAGCTGTCTCCTGAACAGCTGGTCTCGGTGCTGGCTGATCTACGACCTCGCCTCTGAGACCGCGAATGTACTTGTCAAGTGCGACAGCGATTCCTTCGTCGATCTTCTTCAGACCCTCGAGGCCATAGCGAACGAAGCATCCGTCGATCTTCTTGTAGAGACGCTGCTTGTAGAAGTCGATCTCCTTCAGAATCGGATCATCATCTTCATCGACAGACGGTCTTCTATTGAAATCGTCGTCTTCTTCGAGACCTTCTCTCACGTAGTTTCTTTGATATGTCATAAAGTTAAGCTCCTGTAGTCACTTCTGTTTTATTTATATCGGTCTTTCCCTCGCGGCGTGCTTTGCGTCTGGCCCTAGCACGCTCTCTGCGATAGGCTTTTCTCTGTTCCGGAGTCATGTCGGTGAGCTTGTTGTACTTTCCACGAGGCACGATGTCGCAGGTGTAGTCCTTTTCGAGAAGTGTCGGATCTGGCTTTGCGGATCTGAACCATACACGACCGGAATTGACTGCTGCCATCGTTGAGCCGTAACGAATGATTCTAAACTTCTTCTTGACGAAGTTGAACTTCGCCTCCATCAGGTCTCCCTGAATGCTCAGAACCTTGTATTCGTTGCCCTGTTCGTCCTTGTACTCGCCACCCACTTCAAACTGCGGGATCTTGATCACTTCCTTCTCGAGGTAAGAGTCGTTCTTCATATCGCTCCACTAAGTTGTTCATCTCTTCTAGGAGAATTTCCCTTCCTGGGAAATCGTCAGAGAGGTGAACGGAGACGAAAGCGACCATCTCTTCGACAGTCTTGAACTTCTCCTTTTCGAACTTGCTGATGTTTTCTGTTACTTTTGTAGCTTGACCCAGCAGCTCTTTCATGCGATTGAACTCTGCTGGATTCTTCATGATACGCAAGACGTCTTTTTCACGTCTCGTCTTCGGAATGGCGCTAGTCCACGTATGCTTCTTCTTCATCAGATCATCCCAGATGATTGTATTTCTCTACAGCGCAACTCAGAAGATACTGATAATCTTCCGCGTTCACAAACGACATGAACGGGAGCTTCTTAGTGTTGCTCATGTTCACTGGGAACTTTATCCACCATTTGTCTGTGAGAGGGTCGTTGAACAGCTTTATCCCTGTCAACCTGATGAGGTTATTGATCGTAGTCTTGAAAATTGCTACGCAGTTGTGAGAGCCGTTGTTCAGTTTTACCATATCTAGTGAGTCGACTGTTATAGTCTTTTTCATGTCAGCTTTCTTCCTTAAAGTTATATCCATATTTATAGCTTAAGGCGCTAACACTTATCTAATATAAGATCTTAGCGCCAAAATGTAAACCCCTGTTAAAAGTTTTTTACAGGAGATTCTTTTTCGATTTTCTTATGAATTCTTGGGGTTGATCCAGATTCTCTCCGAGTCAGTCCCAAGCTTCAGGCTGAGCTTAGAGTATCTCTCTTCCTCTTCCTCAGTAACTCCATACTGAATGTCGTCCATGACGTCTTTGAAAGAGGCGTAGCACTTCACTCGGTTCGAAGCGCTCTGCTCTAAGTTCGGCTTCACTCTGAAGATTCCTCTTGCGTTAGTCTTCTTTATCTCTTCGATCTGATCCGGAGTCAGATCCTTGACTGGAACCAGCTCTCTAGAGCGCAAAACGACCACGTAGGCGTTCGCTAGCGTCTTCGTGGTGTGCATCATCCTGTAGTGATCTTTTCTCTCTACTTCGTGCTCATCTGCGTATCTTTCGATTGGTCCTATCTTAGCGCCGTAGATCTTCGTAGCGAGCTTAGCTGCCCTAGTCCAGTTAGCGCCGTGTCCTCCGCGATAGTTTCTCGTGCTCTGGTCAGTCATCTGATCCCAGAGGTGAATCATCTCGTGAAGGATAGTGTTAGCCATCAGCTTCTTGTTGTCGAAGAGAATCTTGTCAATGTAGATGTAGTTCTTGTAGTCCTTCCACCAAGACATTCCAGACAAGTGATCCCAGTCTTGGGGACCGAAGACTTTCTCTGCCTCTTTCGGATCGTTGAAGATTGTGCATCTCCCTAGCTTCTGCAAGAGCTCATTCTGAAAGAAGTCCTTCTCGAAGAACTTGTACATCTTCTGTGCGTCTGCCAGGGAATACTTCATCTAAAACCTCCAATTAGAATTCAAGATCTTCTGCGCTTTCTCCACCCTCGAGATCTTCATCCGTCTCTTCTGGTGCAGCTTCATCCTTCTTAGCCTTAGCCTCGTCAAGGATAGCCTGCTGCTCTTGTCTGATGCACTCTTGGTTCTTCAAGATGTCGCGATCAGTCATGCCGAGAACATCCTCGTATAGGAACTGTCTAGAGAACAGCGGCTTCGGCTCTTCTGAGTCAGGCTTGCTGTTGGAGAGCGTAGGAAGCATAGTAGCGAGCTGTCCGACGAGTCCACCGATCTTGTCCCATACTGCGAGTCTTCTGATTCTCGCGAAGTTGTTTGCGCCGTTGAGAGTGATGTTGTAGAGTGCTGGGTCAAGGTACTTCTTCTTGAATCCTGCGAGCTTGAGATGAACGATGAAGGTGTGCTTCAGGATCTGATTGCACCATCTCTGTGCTAGTCTGCGGCACATCTCCTGATAGGTTATCTCATCGACCTGCTGTTCTGGTGCGACTGCGTACTGAGTAGCGTTCTCTCCAAGCGGAATTCTGCTGATCGGCGTGAGAAGAGCGTCTAGCACAGACTGCTGGAACATTCTGAGGTCGTCCATCTGACCGTTGAACTCAGTTGAAGACTTGATCGGCTCGATGGTAGTTCCGTAGCCCTGATCAGTCTTACCGACGAAGATGTCTTCTGTGAGGGCTTGAACATTCTTAGAAGACTCGATGCATCCAGTGACTGGGTTGATCGTCATAGTCTTTCTGTACTTGTTCTTCACGTCGTTTACGATAGCGTTAGCCTTAGCGTCACCGTTTCTACCGATGTAGACGCTCCATAGTCTTCTTTCCGGAGCACGGTTGATTCTCGTGACGCAGAGAGCGTCTTCCATAGCTCTCAGCATGTTGACTGGTCTGATTGCAGCGTCCAAGTGTCCGCGAACGTCGTTTCTGTTGACTCCCCACTGACCGTAGTCTGAATAAGACACCTGATCAGTAGTGAACTTTCTGACATCGCCCTTGGTGTTCAGATCGATCATTCTCGGATCCTGAATGTAGCCAGTAGCGACGCCCTCGTCATATACTACCAGCGAGCAGTAAGGAGGAAGAACCTTGATTCCGGCAAGACCGTCTCCCTTGTCGTTCACGCAGTTCTCGATGAACTGTTCTCCGTCAACGACCCATCTTCTGAGAAGATCGTGGACTTGATCTTGTCCTATGACGCAGTTCATCACCTTGTCGAACTCTTTCTTCAGAGCTTTGTACTCGAACTTGTTGAAGTCCTCAGCGAAAGCCTTAGCGATGTTGAAGTTGGCTACTTCGTTGTCAGCGTTCGGCGTGCACATCTCGTCGACCATCATAGTGATAGCTTTCTTCACCAGAGGATAGTTGAACATGCTGCGATAGAACGCGATCTTCTGCTTCTTATTCTCGAAGACAGCGTCGAATAGAATAGCCTGCTGGTCTGGGTTGACTGTGTCGCTGGTAGAGAATCCGTAGCCTCCGCCATAGCCGCTCCAGTTAGTCTGATCTTCGTCAAATCCGATAGAGTTGTTCTTCGCTTCTAGCTCGCGAAGCGTCTGTGCGTCTTCCTCGTTCTGGAGGAATTTGTCGCTCATGAAGTTTATGAAGGATAATTTCATAGTTTATTTATACCTCAAACTTGCTTCTTTTCTCTTCCAAGTCCAAAAATTTCGTTCTCAGTCTTGATGCAGAAAGTGAATCCGCGCTTCTTAGCCCATTTCTTAGCTGCTTCCCACTTCTCGCCGTTTCGACGAATGACTTGACACTTCTCTTGCCACTTCGCTAGAGCTTTCTGCGTCTTCTTCTTCGGCGCTGGCGGGTACACAACATTCCCGAACTTGTCAAGGTAAGCAGCCTGCGAGTCTGGCTTGACTTCGACTGCCCACTTTCCAAGTGTTCCGTCTTTCTTTCTGACTATCATCAGAAAATCTAGAATATATTTGTGGTTTCTCCCGTCAATCTCCGAATAGTAGGGAATCTCTACGACTTCAGAGCCCCAAGCTAGCACATTGACTTCGATGTCACAAAAGTTGCACAGAATCTGCTCCCAAGAGCTTCTGTACGTTATCGGCTGTTCTCTGTCCCACAGCTTGTGATTGTAGTTTAAGCACTTCTCGGGATGACGAGGATAGAACTGTCCCTGATAGTACTTCTTGTTGAATGTAGACATACAGTATTTATCAGTGTCTACACAAAAAGGGACTGGACCGAAGTCCAGTCCGCATGGCATGCAGGAATTTCTTAGCCTTCAGAATTGAAGAGAGCTCTCATCTCTTCGATGCCGTTGGGATTCCACTGACATGGGAGCTGACCAGGACCCTTAGTGTAAGCCACCTTAGAGTTGGTAGCGCTGACGATGATTCTGCGATACCATTCCTTGAACTCTTCAGTGTGGAAAGTCGGATTGACTTTAGCTACGCCGAGTTCGAATCTGTCGGAGAGTTCTGCTTCGAGCTTGTGGTTCTTGAAGAGCTTGATGACTGCGATCATTGGATAGTCCTTGTTGAAGTTACGAGTAAAATTTAGAAAAGTTGGACGATTTTCTAAACCTTTTTCTTCGTAGTTTTCTTGGCTTTCTTCTTGTTCTTCTTCAGAATGTCCATCAACTGAAGGTAGATCTTGTTGTAGGAAGCCTTGCAGCGAGTGATGTGACGAGCTTCATCGCGAAGCTTGACACGTTCGGCGAGGAACTCTTCTGCCTGTTCGACAGTCGGAAGCTTGACTTTTGCGAAGTGGACACAGAGAGCCGTGCACTTGGCCTTGAGTTCCTTCAAGTTCTTCTTACGCTTGGCGAGAGCAGTGCATGCAGTCACTGCTTCTTTCATGGTGTCAGCGTCGATCCCGAGCTTCGTGAAGTGGGCTTCACAGCGTTTCTTTAAGCTAGGTTTTCTCATGGTTTATCTCCATTTTTGATGGTTAAAGTATGTTATTTGAGTTGTTAAGTCAAATATACGAAATACTTTTCGAATTCTAAACCCTAAACTCCAAACTTTTTCAAAACTACCACGAAGATCACTATCGCGATAACAGTGACCGCATTTATGATGATGCTCTTCTTGCGCTCTTTCTCGGCTGCCTCGATCTTGTCGGCTACATACTCGGTAGTGCTTTCATCACGATACCTGAAGAAGACGCTCATGTGCGTCCACATCAAAGAATTCGCCTCTTCTGGACTGTGTCCTCTTCTCTTCAGTTCGTCTTTCACTGCTCCAACGCTTGTCATAGATTCTCCTCTATTTCTATCTCGTCTTCTTGCGGCTTCTTAGTCAGTTCGACCTTCTCTTCTGTGCTGAGCTCAAGCTGCTTGTACTGATCAACATATCTGGTGAAGCAGTTGAGCAGCTCTCTCACGCTGAACTTCTTAGTTCTGTTCAGATAAAGAACCACGTCGTTGATGTCGTTGATGTCCTTAGGGAGATTGTAGGTGAAGCAGAAGACACTCCACATGAAGACAGGCTTCCCTTCTTGGACTCTCTTGTATGCCTTCTTCTTTCCAGCCTTGTCGTTGTCGTAGATGAAGTAGCAGTCAAGATCCTTCAGAATCTCATCAAGATCACCAGAGGATCCAGCGCCGACAGTAGCCGTCGAGTTCTCTACGAATAGACTGTTGATCGGACCCTCCAAGACAGCTATCGGCTTTGTCTTGTCTACGAAGTCCCAGTTGTAGAGTGCTGTGCTTCCGACTCTAGAGAGATACTTAGCGTCGTTGTCATCGAGAGCACGACCCTGAAAGAACGTGATCTTTCCATCCTTGTTGTAGAACGGAATGATGACGCGATTCTTGTACTTTCCATCATCGCAGTAGTAGAACTTGCTCCAGACTTCTTCTGGAATCATTCTCTTCTTGCAGTACTCGATTGCGAGCTCTTGATTGCGGCCAGGAGTCGTGATCTTCTTGAAGTGTCTAACTTCCTTGCGATCCTTCTCGATAGCCTTCTGGAGCTCTTCTTTCGCCTTCTTGGCGTCTTCTGCCTTCTTGAGCTCTATGTACTGCTTGAGCATGTCAAGCTCTTTCTTGTCCTTGTGAACCATGCTCTTCAACTCATCTACATACTCATTATACATAGACGGATTGACTTGCTTGAGCCACTTCGTAGCTAGAATTCCGTGATCTGCGCATTGACATGAAGCTCTCCAGCATGTGTAGCACCAACGGTAGGTGTTGGTGAGCCAGAGAGTGCCCTTCATGTTCTTGTCGCCGCAGAACGGACAGTTCACTCTGATCTCGTTTCCTCGGCCTCTATGCTTCACATATTCTACGGCACGACGGATGTACTTCTCCAGAGTGAACGTCTTTGTCTGTTCATCTATCTCTATCATCGTAGCTATTTATCTTTCGGAAGATGTGCCTTGACTGCGTTCTCGACTTGAACCATGATCTTCTTAGCGGCTTCGATGTCGGGACATGGAATGACGCCGACCTTAGAAGATGCGCTGAATACCTTTAGATCTCCGAGAACTTCTTCACAGTTGATGAGAGCGTTGCAAGATCGGATGGTGATGTAGCTCGACTTCGGATTGTATACCAAGAAGTAGTTGACGCCCTCCATGTCCATCTGCTTGCTGATCTCTGCGAAGTAGTCGACAGTAGTGACGAATCTGCCGTTGAATTCGAGCGGATATTGTGGGAGCTCTTCGTAGAACTTCTTCCAGTTCTCGACATGTTCCTTGAGAATGTTCTTCTCGTCTTCTGTAAGAGCGAAGCTTCCACCCCTCTTCCAGCGGTTCATGAACTGAGTCATGTTTCCAGCCTTCCAGAAGAGCGTGTTGAAGTGGAAAGAGCGGAAGTCCTTCAGCTTCCAGAGTTCGAAGTCGTCTGCGATCTTAGCGATGTCTTCGAAACGTTCAATGTCGGCCATCCAGCGCTTGTAGTACATGTAGACCATGAGAGCGCCAGAGTATTCCTGATTGACATGGAACGGTTTGGATTTCTCTTGGTTCTTCGTCTTCCACCAGTTAGCGTTCTCGTGGTGATCGAAGATGACGACTGGAACCTTCGCGTTGAGATATACTTCGCGGTCCTGAGTCGGTGCGAAGTTCGTGAAGATTACGACATCGAACTCCTTGTGAGCTTCTAGAACACGGCGCATAATCTCTTCTTGGCGCTTGTAAGATGCAAATACCGTTGTGCATGCTGGATAGTAAGCCTGAAGAATTACTGATGCGATTGCGCCATTCAGGCTATAGGATGTGAAGTTTAGTATTCTGAGTCTGCGATTCTTGAGATCCATATTGATCCTCATTTTGATTGGTAAAAATATAAGAAATTCTTCTCGTTTCGTAAATAGTGCTTGATAAAAAACCGAAAGCGCTGGGCTTGAGAACCCAGCGCTTGATTCAATTAACTTCGTGAGCCGTCTAAGATAGGAGTAAAAGAGTAAAAGAGTTGTGACGACTCAACCAGTCTTATTAGAGAAGGTCCTTCAGGAATTCGTCGGTGGATTCGGCAGAAGCTGCCTTGTCTACTTCTGGTTCCTCAACAGCGGACTGAACTGCTGCGTTAGTTGCTGCCGTGTTTCCTGCACTGATGCCCGGAAGGATTGGTTCGTAGGCCATAGTGCCGTCTTCCTTAGGAATTCTCTTGAAGAGCTTTTCACCTTCGCAGAGCTTTTCGTAGGTGTTGAGAACATCCTCGAAAGTCACCTTTGAAGTGTCCTTTTCACATTCCTTGAGAGTCAGAAGGCTGTCATCGATTCTCTTGATCTCTGCTTCGCTCAGCGGAACGTTGTTCTTGTCGCTGATCGGCTTAGAGTCGCCGAAATAGGATGCTTCTGGGTTCGGACCGTATTTACCGATCTTTGCCTTGTAGATCAGGTTTGCGCCCTTGTAGTAGTCGAAAACCTGAACGCCTTCGATGTGTCCCTTATCCGGATCGTCCTTCGGAGACATCTTGTCGAAGATCTTCTCAGCGATCTGAATACCGAACTTGAAGCGGAAGATCTTCCCCTCGGTGTCCGGCTTAGCGTTGTTCTTCACAACGTAGACGTTACAGATGAACGTCTTCTTAGCCTTCTTCTTGGAGATCTTCTTAGCGTCTTCGGACGTGAACGTGTCAAATACCGCCTTGTTCCATTCACAGATTGGGCATCTGTGACCGGCCTTGCGGAGACAGTCAACTACATGCCACTTACCGTCACTGCCCTGGAAAGAGTGAGTGCGGTTCTCGACGAACGGCTGTTCCTCAGTTCTCGGCTGCGGGAGAAGACGAAGTACTACTTCGATTTCACCGTTGACTGGGACTGGGACGAACTCTTGGTCGATGCCAAAGCTCTTACCGCCGCCCTTCTTGACGACTTTCTCGATTTGGTTCATGTAGTTGTCGAAATTACGCTCGATCATATTTTTACCTTTATTGTTCCTTTATTGTTCCTTTATTGTACCTTTAGTCTTACCAGAAGTTGATTCTGGCAGAGCATTATTATATATAGAAAATTTTTTGAGAGCCATTTTTCGTCTCAGAGACGGTAGAATACTGAGTTCAGCTCGACGCCAGACTCATCTAAGAACTTCACCATCTTGAGGAACTTCTTGTACTCCTCGTCTTCCACTGTGTCGATGTTGATCTTGAAGTGATCGTTTAAGCGCCATAAGTGCAGGTATATGTGAATGCCCACCACTCCATCACATACTAACTTGTAGAGGTGATTCTTCTGCTCAGAATCGATGTCTAGGACGCTTACGACCTTCTCTGACTCAGCTTTCAGTGCGCCGACTTGATCATGGAGTCTCTCTGGCTTGTAGAACTCGATTCCATCAAGCTGTCCGATGCTCTCTATGTCGATTGGATTGTAGACTGGCTTCTTGCGCTTTCCCTTTCCCTTTGGTGCGAAGAGCTCGCCGTTCTTCTTTCTCTTCAAGAAGCATCCGTGATTCTTTCTGATGTACTCGCCGAGGACATAGACTTCGAAAGTCTTCATGTTCGTCACTCCGCAAGTGATAGCGTTAGCTATCTTGACCATTCTCTCAGTTCCATACTCATGGACCTTGAGTCCGCCATAGACTGCTTCTCTCTCCATGTCGTCCATAGCTATCGGCCAGTAGTTAGGGTCGAAGCAGATGCTGTAGTCAACATCTTTGGCCTTCTTTCTGATCTCTTGGTTCAAGAGATAGAGACACGCGTATACTTCATTCTTAGTCATATCGCCTACTTGATCAGGAATCTGCTAACTTTCTCTTTGACCATTCCGTTCTTCTTTCTCAGCTCGAGGTAGAGAGCGTCATATAGGTTCGTCTGGAGAAGAGTCAATAGCTGCTCTTCGTCGAAGAAGTCTTCCATGAGATACTTGCACATCTCGATGACGCTGATGTCGTGCTGAACGTGAATATGCTCAAGAGTGTTGTTGAAGAGAATGAACGAGTTCAAGTCCTTCTTTACGATGATGGGAATCAGACACTTGGGAATTCTCGTCTCCTCGTCGATGTCGTAGAGATCGTAGCCCTGACGCTTCAGAATCTCGAAAAACTCCTTCTTCGCAGTCTCTTTCTCTAGCGCTTCTATTCTGTTGTCGCTGTCTATCATGGCTGTCTCCTATAGAATCTGATTGATCTTGTCAAGATCCTGCGCAGCGTTGACTGCGAATGTGTTGTCGACTACATCTTTGTTCTCAGGCTGAGCTGGCTGTGGTGCTGGCTGAGCTGCTGGTTGAGGTTGTGTCTGAGTAGCTTGTGTCGGTGCGAGAATCTGGACTTGCGGTCTGTTGCTAGAGCCGTTCAAGTCGTAGATCTGCTGCTTGTCGATGTTGACACCGATCATCAACTCAGTGCCCTTGTTGTTCTTAAGTCTCGTCTTAGCGACCTTGAGCTTGTACATACCCTGTTCGAGCATCGCAGTGTCCTGCGTAGCAGCTAGAACTGCGTCAAGCTTCATAGTAG